GAACCATACGGTGCATTTTTCCTTTTCTTCCTTGACGGTAATGGTTTCCCCCGTCATCGGGTCAACGTCGGAAATCTCTTCAATATACTTGGTTTTCTGCTTCCAGAATTTGATTAAAACAGTTACAAGGTTGGTCGCAATGTTCTCATTGACGTGCAGACCCTCGTTGTCTGGGGAAATGCTCATCGCATCAGCCTTGCTCATACCAAGCTCCATCGCCTCCTGACGTACCTGAGTGACATCCTGTCTCAAGGCGACGATGATATAAGGCTGACCCTGTAAATCATTGGAGAATGGGTTGCCGAAGAATACGTTCGTATTGTCGACGACTTGGTTCTTCAGAGCCCCCTGAGCTGGCTGACCAGTATCGACTTCTGGGTCGAAGAACTGCATCATATAACCACTTCCATCCACGAAAGCGTTACGAATCACCATCTTGCTCGCTTCCTTCATACGGGCTACTTCAATGATGTGTTCAATCTCCTTGGAGACTGGAATCATCCTGTCGATGTCGTCTGGGAGCGAAGTGAACGGAACGATATTGACTGCAACGTCGTTTGAGCCGATTGTCGATACCATAAACTTTCCCGCACGCTGTAGGACGTTGAAAACAGGCTTAGGCATATTCTTTCCCTCGATGCCTTCCCATTGTTTTCCATCCCAGAAGTGCTCGTTTATGCGAATCTTCTCAAAAAAGTTGTCCAGGTTGTAGAGATACTCGACACCCTTCTGGTACTCATTCCATATCTCCATCGGCTGTGTTTTCATTCTCTACCTCCATACATACGCCACTTCATCATTTCATCGATGAACTCGGCGTTCTCTTTCGTCATCTTGATTCCGTCTTCCTCTGCTGGTTTCTTACTGCGAACGTAGTAGCCTAAACAGAAGAAGCCGAAATTAAAAGCACCCATCAGGATGCCACACAATACTATAAGGATTAAATTCATAAAATGAACCTCGCTTTATAAGGGTTGTCTCCCCTGAGCTGTTCTGCCCTCTCTGGGGTAGTTTCAAACGTTTCGCCCTTCTTGACGATTCGGTTGAGCTCCGCTATCTTGACGTGTCTTTTTTCGCTCTCATCGGTAGCAATAACCGTAATTAACTCCAATTTTCTAGGTTTTTTCGGTTTTTTAGGAACAGCCAACAGCTTGTCCCACCTGTCTTTCGGAGGGCTGTACTTGAAATCAAACTTCCTTGTGAACATATCCTCAACGACTTTGTCGATGTTGGAACAATCAAAGTCTAAGAATATAGCCATAGAATCGTCTATCTTGCACTCTTTATACACGTTGCAAGGCGTTAAGACCATCGGCGTTCCGTAGCACAAAAATTCGTTTGTGGTGTAATTAAACCCCTCCACGTTGTCGGATAACTGGATTCCGTAATCGACTTTCGTCTGGAATCCGCTTAAAACCATCCTAGGCTCTAAATAAATCAGTTTGGGATGAGTTATAGGCTTCAGAGTACTGAACATCAGCCAGTAGTAATCCGTCCCGTTCGCCTCGCAATAGCGGTCTAACGCCTCCAATAATTTCTCGATACGAGCCGTTCCTTTGATGTTCTCGGTGTATAAATCCAGCCTAGTGGCACTCATCAGAGCAAGAACCTTGTTCGGCTCGTCTGGGACTAGAGGATTGTAACAGACTTCACACGGAATGCCCGTCAGTCGGGTATAAGCCTCTGCGGAGTCCTTGCTTACCGCAATTACCCTGTCGATATTGGGGTGTTTAGGGACGTGCTCCGCTCCAACCCAGTCGTAGTTTCCGTGTATCACTAAAGTATTGCACTTGGACTCCACATCGCCGTTAACGATTGGGTCTAGGTTGAAGTTGCAGAAGAAATTGTCGCAGACTATCTTCTTGCCCGTGTAATAGACCTCGCAGTTCACATATTTGGACAGTCTTTTGAGCTGGTTCAAATCCGCAGACTTGTAGTAGAAAGTGATATCGGATTTCGGGTGAGCCTTGGCAAGCTGGTAAAGAAATGTCTCTATCCCTCCGATAGGGCTCAGTCTTGAGAAGTAGTATGCGTTTGTTTCCATAATTCGTGACATATCGAACCAGCGTTACCAAGAAAACGGTATCTGTACATCGGTATCTCTATCAGTTCTCCTTTTGTATCTGGTCTTAAGACATCTGCGATTTTCTTGTCTCCGTAAGGGTCGTCCAAATCAAATCTGACTCCATCGAACAGACCTTTTTTAAAGCAGTATCCCCACAAAGCGACCTGCTTTTTAAGGGGAGCATTCAAATCCAAATCGCTCATATCGTCGAATGTTTCGTCTGAATACCATTGCCATATATACCAGTCGGCTTTGGTTTGGATATGTTCGTAGATAATATCCAAGTAATATCCCGCAATCCAGTCGTCGTTGTCGATAAACGTAATGTAATCTCCCGTACAAATATCTAGTGCGAGATTCCTTGCTCTTGAGACACCTTTTTCGCAATGTCTTAAAACAATGTCATACTCTTCTAAAAACGACATATCCTCGTCAGAGCCGTTCTCAACCACGATGATTTCAGTCTGGGGATAATTCCTTTTGCAGTACATCAGCTTATCCAATAATTTGCGGGTCTGCTCGGCTCGGTTATATACGGGCATTATTACGGATACTTTCATTGGTAATTGAAAAAGGCTAAATCCTCATCCATCCTTTCAACTGTATGTTTAGGTTTGATTCTGGTTGGGAGCTGGTTAAGTGCCTCGTATGCTATCGCAAGTCCCATTACTAGGTCGTCGTGCGTTCCCTCGGATGCCTCTGCCCTGCCTTTTGAGTTACGTACGAAACTCAACATTTCCTGTAGAGTCTCTCGGTCGTTTATCTTCTCGATATGCTCACGGACGATTTCCACCAGTTGGGAGATAATCATAGGTCGGGTAAGAGTGGTAGTCTTAAACCCGTACTTCTCCACCGCATTCGGAATCATCTGGTCGTAGGTCTCTCTTACATATAACGTAGGATATCTCAACCTAGCCAGTTCTCGGTTAGGGTAAGTACCGAAGTTGCTTTCGATTGCGATAAGGGAACGATAATAAGTTCCTAAGCAGTACATCTGCTTCACATACAAGTCTTCATCGAACTGATGATGGAGCGTGGCACAGAGGAATCCGTCTGAATCCAAGACCTGACCTACGAAAAAGTCCGAGCCTTCCCCTGCGGTATCTCCCCCAATCACGGTGTTCGCATTGGTGCGGTCTCTGTAGATTTTGATATAGCCCATCGGGTCGTCTACCCATCTTATATTCGTGATGTGCAACCCATCATAGTCATAGTTGAAGTAACCTCTCTTGATAGGTTCTCGGAGATTCTTCATATGCTCCAATATAATCTCTGTGTTGAAAATCGATGTGCCTGAAGTTATAAATGCTTCTTCTGGGCTGATAGGATATTCCTGTCTGAACTTCAGTTCATCGTTCCCACAGTTGTTCGCAATGCACCATCTTCTCCACTGCAGTTGGTCCAATGTGAGGTTGTATCTCTCCTTAATATCTTTCTCATAAGGGGATAAAGAGAAACCATCGTAAGGACGGGAATACTCTGGGTCAACATACCAAGGGAAGAAGATTGGTGTATAGTCGTTCCGTCCGTTGACTGCATCTTGCCATAGATTGTAGAAGTAGTTGAAACCGTTGGCTGTAGATTCCATCACTATCAGGGAGTCGTTCGTCATCGGGACTGCCTGATTCAACGCCAGCAAGGCATCTTCAGGATGCTCCCAGAAAGCGACTTCACTAAGATGTGCGAATTTATATGTAGAACCACGGGTAGCGTCACTTGCCACCATAACACGGATGGACGACTTTAATCCGTTCTCGCCATCGAATACGATTTCCTTGGCGTTGGAATATTTCTGCTGGGGTCTCATCCCCGCAGGCATCTCGTCAATAAAGAGTCTGGTCATATTGAAAATAGCCGTAGCGGATTCAGATAAATGAGCCATAATGACGGAGTTCGTATTCGGGGTGAACATCGTCATAAACGTAATAAAGGCTTCCGTAAAGGTAGAGATACCCAACTGTCTTGCTTTCAATACGATATACCGACTTGGTTTGTTTCCGTAACTCTCCTTCAGGAGAGAGTAGAATTTCTGCTGGGGATTGTTGAACTTCAACTGGATAAGATTGGATTTCTTGTCCTTAATCTTGAAGAACTCCTCAATGAAGTCCTTCGCCGTAAAATCATAATTTGACATTATGAGACTTCGCCCACGACTCGATGGTAAGAGACTGGTCGACTTCAACTTTATCGGAAGGTTTCTCGCCTACCGTATCACGGAGGTACTGAGCCGCCTGAACGTCACCCATCAGGGCACGCTTAATCATAGCAATATTAATAGCGGTCTGAACAGGAACATTCATATCCTGAGCCTCCTCAAGATTGAGAATGTCGTCTGCCGTTGAAATATCGCCTTTCCGTAACGCCACTTTAAGCAGGGTGTCCAAATCATCCTTGATTTTCTTGCGTTCAGCCTGTTTCTTCATTCGGGTCTCATAACCCTTCTCTCTGAGCTCGTTGCACCTAGGGTCACCCTTTCTGAGGGGCTTAAGGTTTGCTACAGCTCTTTTTTTACCTTCTTCGGTCATATGTGACATAGATTACCTCCGTAATTCAAAAATGGGGTGGGAATTAAATGGGAATAGTATATAAAAATTTTCCGCACGCAAAATCGGGTCATACCCCCCCTCTGTGTTGCAATATGGATAATACAGATAATGTTTTTAATCCTATTGTAGGGATTCAAGTCTCTGTGAGGGCACTTGAAAGTGCTTTGTTTACTGGGCTTTCAGCGTGTTTGTGTCAGCCGTGTGTCAGACATTCCCTTGCTTGAATCTAGTTCAAGTGTTCCGTATCTAAACAAGTGCTTATCTGGAGCAAGTGAAGACTATCTGTCTTTCGTGCTGTCGGTCTTCTTCTGGTCGTCCTTGTCGGCTGTCTGTTCTGTCCCTATCTGGCTGTCTGTCCTTCTCTGTTATTCCTCTATAGGAGATGGAGACGGGGACGCTTCTTCTTCCTTGTTTTCGTGGCTCGTTTGGGTCTTCTTGGCTTCTATTCGGAGATGGCATTTAGGACACTCATAGCCGAAGCTGTGTTCCTTTATCTGGCTTCTGGTCATAGTCGTTCCACACCTCTTGCACTTCATCGCTTCTTCCCTCCTGTTTTCCGTCGCAAAGGAAAAGCCCTCTCTCTGGGGCTTCTTTCACGCTACCAGATTACCACTCCTGACGGGTGTCTGGAGACTCTCCTTCTTGAATTTATTTCTAGGGGTTCATATGAACCTCTGGGGCACTTTTGAAAAATGCGTTTTTTCGCTGTTTTGACCCGTTTTTGACCCGAAAATGACGATTTTTGACCGAAAAAGTGCGATTTTTGTTGAAAATGCTTGAAAGTTGCCTCGGTAACCCTCACAATGAAGGTGTCAGGAAGTTACCTCGGTAGCTCCTCCCCAGACGGGTACTGGGATACCAAATCCCCTTGAGATGGTTATACTCCGAGGTTGGTACGGCACTCGTTAAGCCCGTCCGTCCTTCGGGACTCGTTCTTGCATATCACAAGCAATCTAATCGGTGGGTGTTCCCCTAGCGTTCAAGCCCGAATGGGTGGAAATCAAAGCCGATGACGATGAACATATGAAACCTCCCTCCTTAACACAGCCGACGAAGGTCGCAAGCCCTTGTGTAATAGTGGAGCGAAGGAGGACGAGAAATGACATACACACAGAAGAAGATTACGAACTACATCGAAGCCAGCATCGAAGATATGAATCACACCATTAAGTATGCGAATGGGCTCGACGATGAAAGAGAAGAAAAAATCAGCTATGCGAGATGGTCTCTTGAAAACACCTACAACAAGGCTTTCGGGGCTCTGCTGTTCGCCAAATGCTATCTGCACGAAATCGACGAAGATTTCTTCCACGAACTTGATGACAAACTGACCAAAGAGTATTTCAGGCTGTACGACAACGTTCGTAAGTTAATCGGGTGAGCTTTCACCCCTTTGGCTATGAGTACCCGAACATCGGATGCTCATAGGCGAAGTCGCCAAGGGAGGACACTATGAAAGAAACTGGAATGATTCTGATTGATTACTATCTGCAACTGATTGAAGCTGGCTTTACGACGGACGAAGCATACCAGAGAATGCTGGATATGGCAAAACGAATCAATGGTCGTGAAGGCTTCACAAAGCTGGACTTCGAAGCAATGCTGAACGACGGCTCTTGGTATTGCATTTTCAATCGAATCAATAGGCTGGTAAAAGCACACTGACGAGTCTTTGAGAATTAAGACGAAACGCTCTTCGGAGCGTCTGTGCGAAGCACAAGGAGGACAAACAATGAAGGTCAATTTATCAAAGAGCTATAAGGAATTCTTCACCATCTCCGATTTGGAGAAAGCCAGAGAAGTCATCAAGTGTATGAAGGAAGATGTATTCTCCGTCAAGGAATATGCCGAGATGGCTGTCCAGCACGTTCTGCTCAAAGAAGACAGATACGAGACTCTAGTAAGGATAATTGAAGCCAACGCTGAAGTCCGTTCAAACGGAAGAATCTTTGACGCTTATGGCTACGGCTCTGGTCGGATGGATGTCTGGCTCGATATCACAGCCAGAACCGACAGAGGCTATCTGGAGGTCGGTGCTTATCTTACCGACATCTGGAGCATCGGTTCTGAAACCGATTTGAGAGAGCATATGTGGATTCAGCACTACTACAAACAAGACTAGCCAAAAGTCTTGTAAGAGCACCCGTCTTCGGACGGATGTTCTTATAAGCCGAATGGCTTTGGAGGGAAAACAATGAACTTTACTGAAATCGTGAACAGATATCCGAAGGAATTCAAGAAGGCTGGTGTAAATGCGAACATTCTCGGTGACTTGGACAGAAACTACGAGATTACCGAATCAGTCACGGAACTGAACGGAAGAAAGGTCGTATTTTCAACGACGAACACCATCAACGCAGAATACTACGCTAACAGCATTTCGGCAATCGGCTGGTTCAAGGATAGGGTCACAAGAAGCTACACGATGGCTGGTTATATCGCTACCAGATTGAGTGCTTTAAGCCCAGACAAGAAAACCAGAATTGTCCGTGAGTATCGTTTCAATTACAAGGGCTAATCCCCTTGTACGAGTACCCATCTTCGGATGGATGCTCATACAAGCTGAATAGCTTGGTGGGAGGAAAAATATGAAATACATATGTGCTATGGAAAAAAGAGACTACGCCAGAATCGACAAGCTGGACAAACTGAACGACATCGAAACCTACAACGAAGATGTCCGAAAGCTTACCAGCAAGGTGACAAACGACCACACCATCCATAGATGGGAATGTCTCGCTGGCATAAGAGCTACCGAACTGGAACTGAAACATACGTTCGAGAAAGCCGAATATGTCGCCAAATGTGAAGGACGTAACACCTACGTCTTTATCAAACGTGATTTATGCAATGAAGCGAGATATTCCTTCTGGGATACTGGCAGAAATGAATCTGCTCTGGAAGGTGGCTACCATCTTGAATACGTCTTCACTCCAGACTGCGAATGGGGTGAATGGAAACGGAAGTGGGGTGATGCTGAAATCTGGTATGACTTTGCATAGCAAAATGGCTGGTAAATACCAGCTATGAGTATCCAGCAAAATGGGTACTCATAGGTGTTATTCACCAAGGGAGGACAAAAAATGCAATCAATCAAAATCTATGACGGAATCTTAATGCTGTACGAGGGCAAGACCCAGAAGTTCGACAGCTTTCCAGACCTCTGGAAGGTGTTCGGCTGGGACATCGAGAACGACCCTAATGCGAAGGAATGCTCGCTGGCTATCGTTCGTGAGCTGTATTGCTGGGGTGACCTTACTTTGAAAGATACAAAAGGTCGTCCGATGCATCTCCAGATAATTAGACCCGAAATAGACTAGGCTGGGAAACCAGCTTTCTTAATGCTACCGAGGTCGGTCACAAGTCCGAGCAAAAGCAGAGTGGGAAAAGAGGAGGAAGAACAATGAAACAGGAACTTATCAAGATGCTGAAGGAACTCGCTGAAGATTTCGAGTATTACGCTGAATGTGTTGAAGATGGAGATGCTCTTTGGGGCTATTTCATTCTGGCTGAACACAAGGTGAGAGAAGCACACGAGCTTCACGACGAATGGGCAGAAAGCGAGGGTCTGGAATGATTCTGGACAGCTTCGACATCATCTGTCTGGCGATTATCATCGTCGGGCTGGTACTGGTGCTTATCCAGTTAGCCATCCACGGATGGGATTTGGAAAGCGTTCTGTACGACGATTAAACAAGGCTCTTTGCCTTGTACGAGTGTCCGATTTATTCGGGCATTCATACAAGCTAAAAAGCTTGGAGGAGGAGAAAAAAATGATTATCGTTATTGATTACACGCTTAACGGGGTTAGGATGCACAGCCCAGCCAGAAAGATTTTCGCAACATTTCTGGATGAACAGAGAGAGAACATCGCTCACTTTCACAACAACAACGAGAGTGGCACGGGGTTCTGGTGCAAAGGTGTTGATTTGCTTGATGCGATGGTGTTTGCCAGAGACTACTTTGAGAGCAGATTCATCTATCCGAACTTTGTAGTCGGTGGCTTCAGCCCAATCAGGGAAGAACCAAAAAAGGACGATTAACTGCGTTAATGCGAGCTGGTATTTACCAGCTTTAGGCATCCGATTGTCGGGTGTCTAAAGGTGTTAAACACCAAGGGAGGAAAAAGAATGGAACTTATCAAGAGAAAATGGTTTGAAATCTCAAACGCTTGCTGTCACGACCCACAAGCTTTCGGAAACTGGCAGACGTGCATCGAAAGAATGGCTGAAATCGACAAGGAAATCGTAGAGGATGCCAACTGGAGAATCTACCAAGTGGTCTATGAAAAGGAATACACCAGAAACAATTACGGGCTGGACGTTATCAACCACGAGAAGACCACAAGAACTCTGTATATGAGCTGGGAAGAGATTATTCCAATCCTAGAATATGCCATATGGCAGAAGGATGTAAGCGAAATCGAAAACGACTAAAGGACGGGCTGATTTATTTCAGCCTAGACTACCCGATTCAATCGGATGGTCTAGGGTGCAATAGACACCATAGGAGGAGAGAAAAAAATGACTAAAAAAGAACAGAAGCAGATGGAAGCTGTGCAGAGGCAGAAGCTCCAGTTAAGAAGGAACTTTCTTGATGCCCTTCGGAACTATCACGAGGACATTAGTGCCATCACCAGAGTGAACGGAATCAATGGGGTGCATAATGCTCCAGATTTGAAGGAGCAGAACCTCAAGAGATACCCAGTTTTATCTGAAAACGGGTATATGGTTCGCTTTCCAGTAAGCCACAACGACATCAACTCTTACGAGCATTTTATCTGGGCAATGGAAACCACCGACAAAGAGTATCGTTTCGGGGACAGAAAGAAGTTTGAGCGTCCTTTGAAAGACGATGAACTCTGGGTGCAGAACGACATCTTTTCCGACATCGAGCTGTGCAACTTCATTCGTTTTATGAAGAAGTTTGGCTACAACAAGATGGTCTTCACGGATAGGTCTTGTTCAGCTACCGAAACGCTGACGACGATGGTCGAAATGGGTGCGAAGTTTATTGATGTTAACCGATACATCGAATACTCATACAGAGTCGGCATCGTCATCGACATCACGAGCGTTGATTTAGCTGGATGGATTTGCTTCCACAAGATTCCAGAGCTGAAGGAAGACGAAATCGGAAACAGAAAGATGATTGAGGTCTTCACGAAGCTGTACGAATTGTTCAAGTAACAGCAAGCTAGGAGCTTCCTAGCTTTGAGTCCCCGAACCTTCGGAGGCTCAAAGGTGCGAAGCACTAAAGGGAGGACACAAAATGAAAAACATAGTAGACGACTACAAGAGAGACATAGCTGTCGACATCACAAAGATGCATATGAACGAGACTTACAATAAGTTCTCGCTGGGCTATTATCTTCGCTACGCCATCGACATCTGCGAGGTCGTTGACAGAGACATTGATTTCTTTACCGATGTTGTCAATGAGAAGCTGGACGGAAGCGTGCTGAAGGACGAAAAGAACTTCGACCATATGAATTCCGAACTGCTCACCCTCACGGACGGAAGAAGGTATTCCATCACCGAGTATGAGCTGTGGCTTCTTCGCTACAAGCTTGAGACGTACAAGGAGATGCTTAACAAGTGAACTACAAGCTTATTCTTACGTTCGCTGATGGCACGAGGGTCTGGCACGGATACGGCTCGTTTAGGGACATCCGTGAAATCATCCAGTTCCAGAAGAAAAAGGGTCTAATCAAGTGGCGATTACGTCACGAGCTATGGCTAGGTAAGAACATCTAGCCTCTAGCTTTAACCCCTCAATTTTGAAGGGTTAAAGGTGGAGAACACCAAGGGAGGAAAAAATGGAAGAAATCAACATCAATTCATCGGATTATGGTCACATCTTGGAACTGATAGAAAAGTACGGGAAAGATGGTTACGTTTTTGTCGGCGAAGACCAAGACGGATGCAAAACAATCGGTGCAATCTGCAAGCGTTACATTTCTATTGACACTTGGCAGAAGAACGGCTGGATAAGAACCAATACCTATTATGACGACTTCACAACCGAGGAAACCTTCAACGGGAGATGGAAAAGAGGCTAGATTCCTAGCCTAGAGCATCCGAGCTTCGGGTGTTCTAGGGTACGAATGTACCGAAGGAGGAAGAAAATGGACACTAAACACATAAGCACTTTCTTGAAGGATTTCAGAGAGAATCACCAGAGATTCATTGAACTCCATAAGGGTTTCACAGACCCTATCAATTACGAGATTGAATTATCTTATTACAGCGACGACGGGAAGTGCCACATCAAGGTAAGTTGTGCCAACAGCCCACGTCTAACGATTGACAGACGTGACCTACTCGTTACGATGGATACAATCGCAGACTGGACGAACAACGTCTTTGAATGTGGATGCACGTTCACGATGGGGTGGTAGCTATGAAATTCGTAAAGGAAAACGTCAACCCGAAAGGCTGGAAGACAGGCGATTGCGTCGTGAGAGCGATTGCGAAAGCCTCTTCCCGTCCTTGGGAAGAAGTCTACAGGGACTTGTGCGAAATCGGTGCAAAGAAGTGCCGTATGCCGAATGACCCGAAAGTCTACGAGCTGTACCTTGAAAACCACGGATGGTTAAAGTGCAAACAGCCCCGTAAAGAAGACGGGACGAAGTACAGAATCAAGGAGTTCCTTGATTTCATCGCCCTTGACAACTGGGTCATCATCTCTATGGCTAACCACTTGACTTGTGCCAGATACTACTACGAGTACGGAGAATTCAAGCTGTATGACACTTGGGACTGCTCTTACAAGTGTGTCGGTAATTACTGGAAGAGACCAAAAAGGAGGGAAGAGAAGTGGTAAGTGGATATCTTCTAAAGGGAGGTGATAAAATGGTGTCGGAGGACACAAGAATGGGAAGAGATATGGATAACTTTTACGCTTGGAGAAGAAAGAACATCAAGCGTACTACCTTTGACTTGAATCTGGAAACAGACAAGGATGTAGTTGACTGGCTTTACAAACAGCCGAATATAAGGAAGTATCTTATTGAACTAATCCGAGAGGATATGAGGAGGGAAAATGGACAGAGAGAAGAGTTTAAAGGTTCTTCTCGGAACGATTGATGCGAACGCAAGAAAACTACACGAGATAGTGGACGGTCTTGATAATGCCGATATAGAAAAGGCAAAAGTCTACTGTGACATTGTCCGACTTCGTGCTGTTGAAATGCTGTATCATTTCCGAGAGATGCAAAAAGAGGCTAGCAATTAGCCTCTTTTTTTTATGTCTTCCCGAATGAGCTGGCGAACGTACTCGGACTTGTTCGCTTTCTTGACCAGCTCCTCTATCACGTCGGCATCAGCCAGCGTATCCAGAGCTATCTCAAATCGGAAGCGAGTACCCTTCTGGGGTTTCTTCTGGAACATATCGGCATAAGGCGATTCAAACTTCATAGTAGAGCCACCTCTATTGCCCGATTCATCCTCTTCTGTAGCCCAGTTGAGCTCAAGAAGTTCTGGTCAGCTACCTTGATGCATTTCTCCTGTTTGACGTAGACGGCAATTACAGCCCCTCTAACGGACGTTTCCATCTTCCTTAGTATCAGGTCAATGTAATCCCTTTTCGCCTCGTAGAGGGCTTTATTTTTCTCCAAATCGGTTATTTTATCCCTAACCATATACTCAAACTCTTTTGACGGCTGGGTATGGAGAGGTTCTTTGCTGGGGTCAATGCCTCTGACACCCCCCAGTTTGTCATACATAAACTCAATGCTCTCCTCCAGCGAGGCGATTCTGGAACAATAGTAGGCGTAGTTCCTTAACTCGTTTTTGAATGCTCTAACTTCTGGCTTCTGCATTGTCCCTCCTCGTGAGAACGTACCAATTTTTCCAATGTGCCGACTTCTCTATGTCCACTTTGATGCCCATCTGTTTCAGCTCGTTAAGAGACCTTTCCAGAGTTCTTCCGTTTGCAATGGTGTTGCCGTGTATCTTCAGCATCGTTGCGATGTCTACGGATTCTGGATGGTACTTCGGCTTGTTGAATTCGTTCTGTCGGAAGACCCGATACTTCTTCTTCAACAGCATCCGTCCGTCCAGATAGCTCTTTATCTTGAGCATCTTGAACTTGAAATGTCTCTCAATCTGTTCCTCGTTACCAGAGAAGATGATGTTATTGTCATCATCCACGATATCGTAGATGGCGTTCTCGTAGTCAATCGCTTCCCGATAGATTAACCACCCGTTGTATCGTCTCCCGTCATTCATAGACCGATTGACCTTGTACTCATTCAGCCCTGTGATTTCCTGTATCTTTCGGCAACTTCCCTCATAGACCTCGCCATCCTTCTGGGCATACCACTTGAATTTGTCAGCCATTAATAGAACGGGAGCTCGTCTGGGTTCACGACTACCGAGTGGTCAATGTGCCCCATCATATCCCTTCCGTCTCCTGTCAAGGTCTGCTGGACTGGTTTGGTGAAGACTGGCTCGTACTTGAAGACACACATCACAATCTTCTTGTCCTTGGATTCAAACTTCGCTTCCAGTACGTCAATATCCGTGTAGTCAAACCCTCTCTCCTGTGTCTTGTAGATAGGTTCGTCCTTCATCGGGAACTTGACGTTCATATAGGCTTTATCGTTTTTGTCCTTGTAGTTGGTGGCACTAACGTACCATCCCTTACCCTTGCTGAATATCCTTACTTTCATTCTCTTCCTCCTCGTCAATTCTGACGTAGTATTCAATCTCTGCTCCGCAATTCGCACAATGGAGGACGTGGACTATTCCTTCGCCCTCCAGACCCCAGTCTCCAAAACTGAAATCGCTTTGCCAGACTACCGAGTTGTGCCCGCAATGGAAACACTCGTACATTACTTCTTCCTCCCCAGCCTCAATAAAGAGACAACATCCATATCCAAGAATTCCTTACAAAGTGTGTTTAGAACCCAACCACATCCAATCAGTACACAGAACAGGGTGCAGATAAGTATAAGTGCGAACATAAAGTATAACATCTCCTTGACTACTACCATTTGTCTTCTCCTCTCACGGCATTCATACACTCGTTGAACATATCTATCATCTTTTCGTTGAAGCCTTTTTCATTTGGGTTGAT